TTTGTGGTTATACCACGACGCTATTTTATAGCTTTACTCGCTTTTCGAGTACGAAAGAAGTGTTTGATAGGTTATCATTTATTTGATATTTATTCTGTGTTTAGAAACTATCCGACAACAAAGTCGATAAAATGTGATGGTTCAGTTAGGTTATCATGCAGTATGATTGGAAGGAGATGATATTCTGAAACCAATAAATGATCAACAACTGCAAGCTAGGCTAGGATCAGGCTCAAAAAGTCGGTTAAAAGGATATCGTAAAGCCTTAGTTTCTGATCATGATAATAGGAACTATGATTCTAATCTAGCAGCTGAGCTTGAGAAGTATATTTTTAGGAAGAATGAATATTTCAGAGTTAAGAAGTATTTGAGGAATCTTAGATCTTCTAATGATGGAAAGTTGTTCTCCCAGGGTGTTAAGGCTTATTCGCTTGTGAAAGTAGCACTTCAAAGGTTTAGCGAAGACAACTATACCAGCTTTCGCTGGAATAGGAACTATCAATCAGCAAAAGAGATTTTAATTAGAGAATTTTCTCGGTTGAAACTCAAACCTCTAGTCTATAATAATGACGCGGATATTATAGATGCGCTTCCTAAGAGGGACACCCATGCTGGCTTTACCTATATTCTTACAGGTAATAGGAAGAAGGGTGAGAATTTAGAGGGCGTATATCAATCATATCTCTTTGAGGAGAATGAAGCTCGAAGGAACAAATCTTTCAATAAGCCAATGTTAATCGGATGCCGAACCCAGGGATCTGGTGCGTTCAATGACGATGGCTCCTTTACTCACGATTGTAAGCATAAGACTAGAGTTGTTGCGATGGTTGATATGTTTCAAATAATTGGTGAGATGAGGTATGCAATTCCTTTCCAGAGAGCAATTGCTGATATGGATTGGTATGCGGGAGGAAAAGATCCTCATGGTATAGGTAGAATTATTAGTGACATGAGATATAATTATCAATATTATATTTCTTTAGACTACTCTCATTTTGACCAGTCTATTTCTAACTGGTTAATAAGAGATGCTTTCGAAATTGTTGCTAGTAGTTTCATGTTTATTGATGAAGAGCTTTATTCAATTATTGTGGATGATTTCATTAATAAGAATTTTATTAGTGGAGATGGGATAGTTCATTCACAAAAAGGGGTTCCTAGCGGGTCAATGTTCACTCAAATAATTGATTCTGTGGTTAATAGATTGATGATAACCACATATTTTCAGTCTATTAAAGAGAGCGTGCAGATGATAGTTATGGGTGACGACAATTTACTCTACACTAACTATCCAGTTGTCGTGTCAGAAATTGCATCATATCTGACAAAGAATTTTGGGGTTGTGGTTAACCCAGATAAGACATCCAGCGGTCGAACTCTTAATGATCCTGAGTTCCTCTCAAGAGAGTGGAGATATAATGGTCAATGGCGGGAGCCTAACACTGTTATCTCAAAGATGTTATATCCTGAGAGATATAGAGATTACTTCTCTAAGAAGTCAAAGGTTGATGCTAAGTTAATATTGTTTTCTTATATATTAACTTATTCTTTGTCTTTAGAATATCTTATTGATGTTCCACGATTTCTGAGTGATAATCCTCAGTTGAAAAGAAGTATGGT